CAAGTAACACATCTATGAACGTTACTCCAGATTACAGAGGTGTTAATGCTTCTGCTGGTGTTAAAATTTGTGCAGTTGTTGATAAAAAAGCAAAACAATCTGAATTCAATAGAGATGTATTGGACGGCAATGGTCCAAGTGGATACAATTGGAACGTATCTAAGATGCAGATGATTGGGATACAATTTTCATGGTACGGGGCTGGATTTATTGACTGGATGTGTAGAGGTCACAAAGGTGAGTTTATATTTGTCCACAGAATGAGAAATTCAAACATTAACACAGAAGCATTTATGAGAACAGGTAACCAACCTGTGCGTTATGAAGTAACAAATGAAGGTCCAAATGGTAGATTAGAAGCAGACATGACTGCTGTACAAACTACTGTGCCTTTAGTTGATGCTTCATTCTTCCCAACAACAGGTGGAACAGTGTTTATTGATAATGAAGTTATTACATTTACGGGTGTGTCAGGTGACACATTAACAGGTTGTACACGTGCGGCACAGTTAACAAACTTTGCTTCAGGTGCCACAAGATCATACACAGGTGGTACAGCAAGTACACACTTTAGAAATTCAGGTGTTGTATTGATATCCAACACAGCATCTCCAAACATATCACACTGGGGATCAGCATATCTAACAGATGGTAACTTCGACGAAGATAGAGGATACCTATTCAGTTACGCGGCAACAGGTCTTGCTTTAACAACAACAAGACAAACTGTATTCCTATTAAGACTAGCACCTTCAGTATCGAATGCATTGACAGGTGACTTGGGAGACAGAGACTTATTAAACAGAGCACAGTTGCTACTAGACGGTATTGAAATTACATCTAACCCAGCGGCATCAGGTGATCAAGGTCAGTTGGTCGTACAGGGTGTATTGAATCCACAAAACTATCCAATTGATCCAGCAGATATTGGTTGGGCAGACTTAACGGGTGTTGCCCAAGGTGGTCAGCCAAGTTTTGGTCAGATAGCGGCAGGTGGTTCAGTTAACTGGAACGGTGGTGCATCAACTACCACTCAAACAGCAGACACTCAAGCACAGATGACTGCAACAGCAAACCACTGGTTCAACTTGAGTGGTAACAGAAACTATGCATACTTCCTTGAAGCACAATGGGAAGGCAAGGGTTTAAGAGTTGGTATGTCAGTTACTTCAGGACAATTCCCTGCAGGTACAGTTGTTACACAGATTATTGACTATAACTCATACTACTTTGTAAGATTCAACAACAGACACACAGGTATATCAGGTGGACAAGCAGTTGATTTTGCACTAGGTGGTGACCTAACAGGTACAAACTTCTTGTACATGGACCAAGCAAGTTGGGAGGCTTCAGGTGCAGTAAGTGGTACAGAAGTTGACACAGGTTACACTAATTTCCCACCAGGTACAACAGTACAACAGGTTGACACATTAGATACATTTGGAGCAACAAACTTCTACAGAGTGGTGTTCACACAGACATCAACAGGAACGATTGCCGCGGGTAGTTCAATCACGTTTGTATTTGGTCAACCACCATATGCACAACCAGGTGAAACAATCTTTTCATTCATTGCGGTACCGGGAGAACGTGCAAACTTGGCACTTGACAAGATCAAGGTATTGACTAACACAACACTAGGTGGACGAGGTACGTTCCCTAATGGTCCAGACGTGTTGGCAATTAACGTTTATAGAACAGCAGGTACAGGTGGTGTTCCAGCAACAGTAACACTGCGTTGGTCAGAAGCACAAGCGTAATTTTTATTTTTCTTCTAAAGGTTTTAATTGGCTATCACCTTTGATAATTCGATAATTATCTTCAGGATCGTCAGCAGTGCTAACTTCAGTTATACTACCTGAGTCGGTGATGCATTGTAATTGATGTGGCATCAAAGGCAAATTTCTCCATGTTTCGCCTTCTTTTAATTCTTTTGTGTAAAGAGTTGCGTCTTTCGTATCAATCCAACTCAATAAAAATTTTCCTGAATTGACAAACCAACTTTCATCTTTTGTTTTATGAAAATGCATTGAAAATTTAGCATTCTTTTTTGTAAAAACTAAAAGTTTTCCGCAATACTGATCATTGGAAGCGAATATTAATTCGTAACCCCAAGATTTATCTACTTTACCTTCTTTATTGATCATTTAAAAATTCTTCAACTGTTTTAAAATTGTGTTGTATATGTTTATTTAATTCTGTTAAATCTGCTGAGGTGTAGGTCTGATACTGTCCTTGTAATTTTCCAGGCATTGGTATTATTTCTATTTCAGCATTGTATTTTTTGGCAACCAAATCAGCAACTTTTTGAAAAGAAATTGGTGCTCCTGTGCCTATATTGAAAATTCCGGATACATCTTTTGTAAGCATTTTGCCATGCACTTCACACACATCATTTACACTTACAAAATCTCTTAGATATTTGTCACTGTTTTCAAATAACTTTATTTTGCCTGTTTTGGCTTGGTTTGCAAATTTAGTAATTGGCGATGCTTGATCTCCTTTGCTTTCTTCATTGTTTCCATACACGTTAAAATATCTGAAACCCTGCACAAGAACTTTAAATTCTCCCATGATGCTTTCAACGAATCTATCAAACATATATTTGCTCCAAGCATATGCATTGAGAGGATACACATCACCGTCTTCTTTAAAGTTTCCAGTGTTACCATACACACTTGCCGAACTAGCATATTGAAAGTTTGTACCCATTGTGTCACACATTTCTAAAAGTTTCATACTGTATTCTAGATTGTGTTTTAAAATTTTATCCACATTCCTTTCAGTGGTGCTTGATATTGCTCCAAGATGTATTACCCAATCGTATAAAGAAGGGTCTGGAAAATGATTATAATTTTGCCAAGGAAAGCCAATCACTTCATGTCCTTCTTTGGCTAATTGCATTCCTAAATGACTGCCTATAAATCCTTTGTATCCTGTTAAACAAATTTTCACGTGTTACTCCACAATTTTATAATTTCCTCTGAGCCTTTTGGCGCTATATCTTTTGTCAATTCGTCTGTATGATGTGCTACATAATTTATATTAATGTTTACTCTTGACCTTTTATCTGTACAAGTACTGCCAGAGTGTTCCATATAACTAGGAAATATAACCATAGAGTTCTCAACACTAGGTACTTTATCGCCATCTTTGAATTCTGTGTATCCGTTGTTTGTATTACAATAAAAAATTGCTGTGTAACTTAATGGCACACTTACATCACAATGCATACCATGAGTTATGATCTCACTCTGACTGGGTATATTATTTGCTTTGACACGTAGAAAAGTATGTGGTTGTAACACAGCAAATATCGGTATTAACATATTCCATAGTTCTGGTCCTGTCACAATGTTGCTTACTTCGTGAAATTTGTGTACAAATTGTATTTGTAATCTTTCATCTGTGTTTGCTTGGTGAGGATGTACAACGTGGTCTTGATAAAACCAAGGAAATTTATCACTAAACATTATATCTTTAATGCTTTGAAATTGTTCTTTACTCAACGCATCTGTAATTATAATTTTATTATTTTTTATTGTTTTGTTCATTTACTTTGTCCACTATATTAGATGTCGAAAAACCTTGTACTGTGGGAAAAATTTTTACATCTGCTAATTCATTTCCTACTGTTGTTGCCACAGTGTAATCTCCACCTTTGACTATGATGTCTGGTCCATTATTTTTTATTGCTTCTATTGGAGTATCTTCATTAAACACAACAACTTTATCTACCCAAGGTAATTGTAATAATTGTTGTTCACGTATTAGAGCATTATTATATGGTCTATCATCGCCCTTTAATCTTTTTACACTGGAGTCAGAATTAATGCCAACAATCAGAATATCTCCCTGTTGTTTTGCAAATTTTAATAATTCTAAATGTCCTTTATGCAATATATCAAACACACCATTTGTCCATACCACTGTGTCTTCAACATCTGTTTTAGAAATCACAGATACTCCTCTTTTTTGTACAATTTTTTGAGCACCTTTATATGCAAGTTCACAAGCACTAGGAATATCTTTGTATTGACTGTAATGAGCAATTATGGCAAGCACAGAATCACCTGCACCGCTAACATCTGATACTTCAATTGCATCACCTTTTATATGTGTGTATGAATCTTTGCTAACCACATGAATGCCATTAGCACCATCAGTTACAATTAACCATGTCCACAAATTGAATACACATTTTTGTTGTGCAATTTCAATGTTAAATTTGCCAAACCATGCTTCGTATTCTTTCATGTTTGGTTTTACTAAAAATGCTCCAATATATCTACTGAATCCTTGCTTTGGATCTACATAAACATTTTTACATTTTGTTAAAATTTTTTGGACTGTATCTTTTTGTATTACTCCTTTGTTGTAATCGCTGATTAAAACAGTGTCAGTATCTACAAGGTCTTTCAATAATTCATCTTCAACTGTGCTTTTGGTATATGATAGTTCTTTGTCTACTCTTAACAGATGTTGACCATTTTGTCCTACCATTCTTGTTTTGGTTGTGGTCATTTCAGCATCTTGGCAAACACGTGACGATATGTTATTTTGCAGTAAAATTTCAATGATTTTGTGCCCGGCAATGTCTTTGCCCACGGCACCATATAGCCACGTGTCTGTGCCCAAGTTTGACAGGTTTAAAGCGAGGTTTCCTGCCCCTCCAACGTTGAAGTCTTTTGTTTTCTCTTTGAGTACAATGACTGGTGCTTCTGGACTGACTCTATCACAATCTCCTTCAATCCAGGAGTCCAACATTACGTCACCAATTATTTTAATCATTGCATTAATTTTAACATTTTGAACACAGTATCCAATTTTAATTGATTCATTTTATTTTGGATAGTTTTGCGTAATCCTTGATGCAAAGGTTTGGGCCAATGACCAAAACTTACCCAGGCATAGCCATCGTGTTCTGTATTCAATTTTGGAATAAATTCTTTTTCAACAACGCAGATGTATGTGTGATACAAAAAGTTTTCATCATTACTGATAAAGGTTTCCATTGGTATCCTTTTAATAATATTCTGGTCACCAATTTCCTCTTTTATTTCTCTTTGAAGACCTTCCCATAAATTTTCATTGGTAGTTGTACCTCCAACTAGTCCCCAAACTTGATTTTGTTTACTTTGCGTTCTATGTAACAACAAGAAACGTTGTGTGTCTAAAGTGTAGAAGAGTGCTCCACACCCGGTTATTTTACTGCTCATGTAATTAATTATGTTACTAGGAGATCTTCCAAGTGCCTTTTCGATATTCGCCTTCGAACGATAATAACCATTCACTACCATTCCATTTGTATTGTACACCTGTTTTTAAATTGGTAATGTATGAAGGTATAAATGTGCTGTCGCCTGGATCAGGATTAGCACTTGCATCAAAAATTATTTCCCAATTAGTACCATTCCATTCAACAATGTCATTAGCACCTGCTACCAAATCAATATTACTGTCACCTTTCCAAGCATCTGCGCCATCAACATTTGAAGCACTGCCTATATCTTTTAATAATAATAATCTTTTTCCATTTTGTTTAACACCTGATGGATTGTATGTTGTTGGATCAACTATAAAGTCCACAGAACCTCTTGTATCTACAGGGCCAACAATTACTGTATCAGTTGGAATAGTGTCTTCGTCCCAAGTAACTAGCAGTTGGAAAGGATTTGTTTCATTCACTGCAACTGTACCAATCACTGGTACATCTATTCCTTCTCTATGTAGAGATATTTGACTTAATCCTGTTTTGAAATTTGGAATAACATCTAAATATCCGTCCCATACTATTCCGCCAATAACACCTTTGTCTATAATTTGTACAACACTGTTTAACACATACACATCAAATTGTGTGCCTGTTGTTCCTTGTACAGAACTTGTATCTTTTCTTGTTGCAACACTCGAATCAATAGTGCCATCTGCACTTGCTCTAATGTCTGCTTTAATACTTTTTTCGTAATCATCTTGATACGCCATAAGTTCAGGCATTGTTTGACTTAAATCTATATTTCCTGTTCTTTCATTGAATATACTTGTGATGATATGAGTTATCACTCCTAACTTTTTAACTTTTGTAGGTGGACTAATGTATATAGGCATTGTAAAAGTCATTGATGCGACATCTATTTCTGTTTCTGTGCCTGTTGGAATTGTATTAGAAGCAAATGATATATTCGTTAACTCAACCACACTTAAACTTGTCCAGTCCACATAGTTGTCAGTTGTTTGTATTTCTAAACTAGGGTTGAACAACATCATAATTTGTTCCATAATTTGTAATTTTTGTTCTGTATTACTTGTCCACATATCAACAGTCATTGTTAGTGTGTAAGGTGTAGGCATCAAACGTTCTACAGTCACGTTTTTTCCTTGAGTGTTTAGATACTCTTTATTATTGCTGTCATATGCACGTTCTCTAATGTGTATTTTACTCACAAAACTTGCATCTGCAATTCGTGTTCTGTCCATTTCTAAGTTAGTAACGTATGCCGCCATTCTTGGAACAGAAGGCAATTTATTTTCAGAATTGTCTCTAATAATGTGAGCAACTTGTCTTGTGATGTTTCCGTACATTACAGGCACTTGTCTTAATGCGCCATCGCCATCTTTGTATGAAAAATTGCTTAATAGACGAATTAATTGAGTAATATATCTTCTAATTTGTCCATCGTAAAAATGTTGCATTATTTTTTCTCTTTATTCTTTTCGTTAAATTTTTTACTTTTAGGTGCGTAATACGTTCTTAATTTCCCCATATAATTTTTAGTTACCTTTTTAAGTCCTTGCGGTCCTGCTGTATGATCCATTGGTATACCGACTATGCCAAATAACTCTTTTAATTTCATTATCCATCCGCCTTAGGTCTTAATGCTTTTGATAAACTTTGTCTTTCTTTTACAGTTTCGCCACCAACATTTCTAGTTTTTGTATTATTGATAAACGTTCCTTTTTGATTTGCTCTTGTATCTGTTTGTGACAATGTATGACGTATATTATCTTCCATTTTCACCCAACGTCCACCATCATATCTAAACAATCTATTTGGTAAGAAGTCAGTACGTAAAAAATAATCGCCTTTGTCTGAAGCAGTTGGGAAACTTATTCCAAATCCAAATACTTCTCCATTAGGTGCAAGTCCGTCACCTAACAAGTAACCATCATAACCAGTTTTACTAGGTGTTTGATTTACTCTATCTGCTAGTGTATTTTGTGTAGTTGTATCTAATTGTGTTGTATCTGTTGTAACAAGTTCAGGTTTGCCTTTATCATCAACTTGTAGAGTGTAAAAATGTGCAATATCATATCCTGACTTGCCGGAATCTGCTTCTGCTTGTTGTACAACTGCATTATTAATTTGCATTTCTTGTTCATATGTAGAAAGTACATCACGTAATTTTTGTGAAGAACCTTCTTCTGTAGGCAAATCAAGTATGTCTTTAAATTCTTGTGAGTCGTAAATTTGTTTTAATTTTACTCTGTAAAGATGTGGATACCAAGTAGGTGAAAAACCTTCTGCCGCTCTGTTGATATCTTCTACAACATAAAAACGTTTGAGTGCAACTTGAAAATCATTCAACGCATATTCATCTTTTAGATGTGGTAATTCAAATACATCACCTGGCATAATTTTTCTGCCCAAAGTTTTTACACTTGAAGTGATAGGTATAGTCATAAACAGTGTGTCATTGGCTAGGAAAAGTCCAAATTGACTCATATCAAAGTCTATGTCTGCAACATTATAAATTCCACGAAGTTTGTACACATCAGGATCATACTTTCTATCCCTATTTTCTAGGAATAACATATCCTGAATGTTGGTTTCTTTTACAGCATTGTATCTTGGTTCAGCCGCTGTGGCATCGTCCTCACTTGGATTCTTAGGTCCTAGGTATTTGTGTACAAAGACATCAGTACCGCCAACAGTGAACATTTCTGCTACTGTTTTATCTAAAAACGTGTAATCATGACCTTTTTCGGGTTTATATAGACTTAATCTTGGCATACTGTTATATTTATCGGATGGTCACTACTGATAAATATCAGTAAGGATATTATAAATGAGCAATTTAACCACAGAAAAACAAGAGGTATTTGACTACGTATTCAATTCGCTAGGTGGCGGAATGGTAGACGTAGAACTGGATCCTTCACACTACGAAACAGCATTGCAGGACTCATTAGACAGATTTAGACAGAGATCAGACAATTCTGTTGAAGAAAGTTACATTTTTTTGCCCCTTGAAAATGATGTCAACGATTACACTCTTGCTAATGAAATAATAGAAGTACGTCAAATATTCAGAAGATCAATTGGGTCAAGATCAGGCGGTGGTGACGGTGGTACAATCTTTGAACCATTCAATTTAGCATACACAAACACATACCTTTTAGCCAGTTCTAATATGGGTGGTGTAGCAACATACAACTTGTTTTCACAATACCAAGAACTAGTAGGACGTATGTTTGGTTCATTTATTGAATTCAAATGGAACACAACAACTAAAAAATTAACTATTCTACAAAGACCAAGAGCAAACGAAAAAGTGTTGATGATGGTGTATATGCACAGACCAGATTCAGAATTATTCAAAGATTATTTGGCAAAAAAATGGATCAAAGATTACACTTTGGCAAAATGCAAGTTCATGCTTGGTGAAGCCAGAAGCAAATTCAACACAATAGCAGGTCCACAAGGTGGTACGTCATTAAATGGTGACACTTTAAAACAAGAAGCACAGGCAGAAATGGAACGACTTGAACAAGAAGTCAAAACTCAAACTGCTGGTGGTCAAGGCTATTCATTCTTAATTGGTTAATTCCATATTGACATATTAGTATTTTTGTTGTATTATCGTATGATATGCAACATCAAATGATTCCATTATTCTCCGTGCCTTTGTACAAAGCACCAATAGGTGAATTGGATGTACTCCAAAAAACATGGATCAGAGAGTTAGATTTCCCACCACAAAGTGTTGGTACAGATCATTCCGATGATCACTTGCCACCTGAAAATAGAGGTATGCATTTATTGGATACTCCCCAATTGAAATCACTGAAAGCAAATATACAAAAAAGTTTAAAACATTTTACAAAAGATGTGCTGGGCATAAAAGAAGAATTTAGAATCACAACAAGTTGGATCAACAGAAACAACAAAGGCGAACAAATATATAAACATTCACATCCTAACAGTGTGATAAGTGGTGTGTACTACATAGAAACAACACCAGATTGTGCACCAATAATATTTGAGAAGCCTTATTTGTACACAAATATTGCACATCAAAATGTTCAACTTACGTATGAAGAAAACAACAAAAACGAATACAACACAGACTACTATGGTGTTAAACCTAAGCCAGGAGAAGTATTGATGTTTCCATCTTGGTTGGAACATACAGTATATCCTCAACCTGCTGATGTGGCAAGAATCAGTTTGGCTTTTAATAGTTTTCCTGTAGGAAAAATTGGATCAGGAACAAAACAATTAGAAATATGATTATAGGAATATGTGGCTTGATTGGATCAGGCAAAGACACAATAGCAGATCATTTAGTTGATGATCATTCATTTGTAAAATTGTCTTTTGCAGACAAACTGAAAGACAGTGTTGCCACAATGTTTGATTGGAACAGAGACCTACTGGATGGCAAAACAGAACAGAGTAGAAAATGGCGTGAACAAATGGATCCTTTCTGGAGTATGGAATTGAAACATGAAGTGACTCCAAGACTTGTACTGCAAAAGTTTGGAACAGAGTGCATGAGAGATGGATTCTATGATGGCATATGGGTTAGTTTAGTTAAAAAGAAACTTAAAGACAATCCACAGATTAATTGGGTAATACCTGATGTAAGATTCGAAAATGAAGCAAACATGATACAAGAATTAGGTGGTGAAGTTTGGTGGGTAAAACGTGGACAACTGCCTATGTGGTTTAGAATGTATCAAGACATTGGGCAGAAACCTAAAGATGTACACGCATCTGAATGGGCATGGGCAAATACAAATTTTAATGCTGAATTTGAAAATAATTCAACTATTAATAGTCTTAAAAATCAGGTACAAGATCACCTTGTTTCCAACGGATTCCTTCAAGGTGCAAAGATCTTTGGCAGTTAGCACACACAGTCTTTAAATTACTGAACTTACAATTATCAAGATTACCATCTATGTGAAACACGTTGAAGTGTGATTCATAGGTGCTTTTGTGACCACATTTATCACATTGCTTGTTGATACGATAGCCAGCCACGTGCCATTTAGGCATATATCCGCTTGGTCCTCCATATCGCAAACACAACTCACATTGCTTTCTGTAATAGGTCTTACCTGCCTTTTTATAATTTACTGCGGCTGGTCTTTTACTACATTTTGTACATAATGGTCTCATATGCACGTATTTACCTGCCCTTTCCTACCCCTTTTTTATACCTTTTAATTTGGTGCATTTCGGCATTATGTCATAAATACAAACAATAATAAAGTTTTTAATACTTTAAGTAGGAGATAAGCAAATGGCATTAGTTTCACCAGGAGTACAAGTCAGCGTAATTGACGAAAGTTTTTATACACCAGCAGAACCAGGAACGGTTCCATGTATATTCATAGCAACAGCACAAGACAAAACGTCTAGTTCTGGAACAGGCACAGCACAAGGAACAACAGCGGCAAATGCCGGTAAAGTTTTCTTGATGACATCACAAAGAGAATTAGCAGAAACATTTGGTGATCCAGTATTCAAAACTGATGCAAGTAATAATCCAATCCACGGTGGTGAAACAAACGAGTACGGATTACAAGCGGCTTATTCATTCTTAGGTGTTGCCAACAGAGCATTCGTTGTAAGAGCAAATGTTGATTTAGGTCAATTAGAAGCAAGTGCAACAGCACCAGCGGCAAATCCAGTTGCAGGTACATACTGGTTTGACACAGTAAATTCAAAATACGGAGTATTTGAATGGAATGGTTCAGCGGCAACTACAACAGGTGGTCAATCATTTACAAACCAACCAGTAACAGTAATTACAGACGCAGATCAAATTTCAGCAAACTTTCCTAAAAATTCAGTAGGACAAGCAGGTGATTATGCGATCAATGCCACTGACACAAACAACGATTTATTCTACAAAAAATATGATGGAGCCTGGGTAGCAGTAGGCACAGCGGATTGGGTAGGTTCTAATCCAACTATTAAAGGTTCAGCAGGTGGTACAATAAGTTCAGGACAGAACTATGTAATCACAATTAATGCACAAAACACAACAATCACAAACAGTGGTACAACAGTTGATTCAGCAGTGACTGACATCACAGGTGCTGGTGTTTCAGGATTAAGTGCAAGAAACAACGGCGGTATCTTAGAAATATATTACACAGGTGCGGCAGGCGACACAGTTCAAATTGCAAATGGTACAGCAGATGTAAGCACATCATTTGGTATAACAGCAGGTACTTACTATGTGCCAGCATTATCAGTTGCTCCACACACTTCAGTACCAGCGTTCAAATCAACAGATTCAAATCCAAGACCAACAGGCTCAGTTTGGTTAAAAACTACAGAGCCTAATTTAGGTGCTAAATGGAGTGTAAAAAAATGGAACGACACAACAAAATTATGGGAAACTGTAAGTGCTCCATTACATTCTAGCAACGAATCTGCATTATTCAATTTAGATAAGACAGGTGGCGGTGCAGGTTTGGCAGTAGGTGATTTATACATCAACTATGGCAATGGCACAACTGAAGTTGACCATGTTATTTTCAGAAGAGAATCTACAGGTTCAACAAAAGTTACAGGTACAGCAATATCTACGGGAATGACAGCAGGTAGTAAATCATTTACTATTCAAGAATCAATTGTAGGTCAAGAAGCATTAAATTCAGCAATCACAGTAACAAGCACATTAACTGGTGCGGCTTCAGATGCAGATGTAATTGCAGGTCAAATCAACGGCGCTGGATTTACAAACGTTAAAGCAAGTGTTGACTCATCAAACAGAATAGTTATCGAACACACAAAAGGTGGTGAGATGAAGTTTGTTGACACAGACGGCTCTTTAGCAGAAGCAGGTTTCTTACAAACAACAACTAACATGGGATATGAGCCAGGAACAGGTTCAGGAACAAATCCTAAACAGTACAGAGCAAGTAACTGGAAAGCATTAACTTATACTGCAAGTGCAACAGCAGTAACTTCATTAACAAATGATGGTCAACTATGGTACTCATCAATTGTAGACGAAGTAGACATAATGTATCACAACGGTACAACATGGAAAGGTTACTCAGCAGTAGCAGGTTCAGACCCAGCAGGTCCACAAGTTTCTGCAACTGCTCCAACTACACAGTCAGATGCATCAGCACTTGTTGATGGTGACTTATGGATAAGCACAGCAGACTTAGAGAACTATCCAACAATTTACAAATGGAATGGTTCAACTCTAAAATGGGTATTAGTAGACAAAACTGATCAAACAACTGAAAACGGAATTGTGTTTGCAGATGCAAGATTTGGTACAACAGGTGGAACGGCTTCGGCGGCTCCAGCAGGTACTATTGCAGATTTATTAGCAAGTGACTTCTTAGATGCAGATGCTCCAGATCCAGCATTATATCCAAAAGGTATGTTGCTATGGAACACAAGACGTTCTGGATTTAATGTTAAAAAATTTGTTAGAAATCATGTTGACACAACAGCAACAAACCCTAGACAGGGTGATGCAAGTATGTCAGCATACTATCCGCACAGATGGGTAACTGAATCGGCTAACCAAGCAGATGGTTCAGGTTCATTTGGTAGACACGCACAAAGAAAAGTTATTGTACAAGGTTTACAAGCAGAGATGAATTCTAACCAAGAAGTTAGAGATGATGAATCAAGAATATTCAACTTATTAGCAACACCTGGTTATCCAGAACTAATAGGCGAAATGATTTCACTAAACGCAGACAGAGGCTTGTCAGCATTTATAGTTGGTGACTCACCAATGAGATTAACACCAGATGCAACAAGTTTACAAAACTGGGCAACGAACGTTAACAAGGCTGTTGAAGATAACGACAATGGTTTAGTTACAACAAACGAATATCTAGGAGTATTTTATCCATCAGGATTCACTTCAGATAACTTCGGTAACAATGTTGTTGTTCCAGCATCACACATGATGTTAAGAACTATCGCATTAAGCGATCAAGTTTCTTTCCCATGGTTTGCACCAGCAGGAACAAGAAGAGGTGGTATCACTAATGCAAGTTCAACTGGTTATATCAATAGCGAAGGTGAATTTGTTTCAACAGCATTAAATGAAGGTCAAAGAGATACATTGTATACAAACAATGTTAACCCAATTACTTTCATAACAGGTGCAGGTTTAGTAAACTATGGACAAAAAACTAGATTTGCAGGTTCAAGTGCTTTGGACAGAATTAATGTTGCAAGACTTGTAATCTACTTAAGAAGTCAATTAAACAAACTAGCAAGACCATATGTGTTTGAACCAAATGATAAAATCACAAGAGATGAAATCAAGGCTCAAGCAGAAAGTTTATTGTTAGAGTTAGTTGGTAACAGAGCAATCTTTGATTTCTTAGTTGTGTGTGACGAAACAAACAACACTCCAACTAGAATAGATAGAAACGAGTTGTACTTGGATATTGCGATTGAACCAGTCAAAGCAGTTGAGTTTATCTACGTACCATTGAGATTAAAAAATACTGGCGAAATAGCAGGATTATAATAAGATAAATATTATAGGAGAAACAAATGAGTATATCTACACTATCAAAAATTACAGTACCACTGGATAGTAGCCAAAGTGCTTCTAACCAAGGCTTGTTAATGCCTAAACTACAATATCGTTTTAGAGTGAGTTTAGAAAACTTTGGTGTATCTACACCAACAACAGAATTAACAAAGCAGGTTGTAGATATAACAAGACCTAATTTATCGTTTGAAACAACAACTATAGATGTGTACAACTCAAAAGTTTATCTAGCAGGTAAACACACTTGGGAAACAGTTACATTAACTTTAAGAGAAGATGTATCTAACAACGTACAGAAATTAGTTGGTGAACAACTTCAGAAACAATTTGATTTCTTTGAACAATCAGCGGCGGCTTCAGGTAGCGATTACAAATTTGTAACTAGAATAGAAATTACAGATGGTGGTAACGGTGCTAATGCAGTTGGTGTTTTAGAAACATTTGAATTATACGGTTGCTACATTGAGTCAGCAAACTATAATCAGTTAGCATATGGTACAAGTGATCCTGTAACAGTAACGTTACAAATGAGATACGATAATGCTATCCAAACTCCACAAGGAACAGGTGTTGGAACTGCTGTAGGCAGAACTGTAAACACACTAATTACAGGCGGCGGTCAGTAATTTTTATTTGCATTTATAAATTTAAAAGGGGGCTTCGGCCCCTTTTTTGTTTTTAAAACACCACATTTCTCATAACATAAATACTGTATATGGCAAATTTACTCAAAGGTTTTTTAGATAATCTAGGAAAAGGTGTACTTAATCCTAAAGGTAACCTTGGTGATTTTGCTCATGGTGCCAGATTATATGTAGATGACAGTTTCCGTTTAGCACCCAAACAAAAATTTTTATATCACTGTGTATTCAATTTAGATCCATCTGTATCAAAAATAAGTGATCCACCGATCAAGAATCACCAACGTGAGTTGAATATGTTGGTTAAAAATGTTGACTTACCTAAATATTCTGTAGACATGGTAACTGTTCAACAATATAATAAGAAAAGAAACATACAAACAAAAATTACATATGATCCAGTTACAATAGTTTTTCATGATGACAACTATGGAGTAACCACTGCACTTTGGGAAACTTACTATAGATACTACTACAAAGATGGTAACCATGGTGGTAAAGATACAGCAGGCAATCCTACAACTTCCACACAAAGAGCATACAACAGAGGTTCAGCATACGAAGGAGCAAAGTTTAATCAAACACAATTTGGTTTGGACAACAACATTCCTATAGCAAACTTTTTTACAAGCATACAAATTTATCAACTTGCAAGAAAGACTTATACCTGTTATACACTTGTTAATCCATTGATACAACAATGGCAACATGACACATTAAACAATCAACAAAGCGATGTAATGTCAAATCAGATGGTTGTTCAATATGAAGCAGTATTTTATTCAAGAGGCAGAGTTTCTGCCAATGGAGCACCACAAGGCTTTGGTGAAGAACACTATGATAAAACTCCTTCACCTAACAGTTTATTAGGTGGTGGTTCAACAAGTTTACTTGGTGACGGTGGTATACTTACAGGTTTATTTGGCGCAGGTGATGGACCAAACACTTACATTGGAAGTCAATTAGGTGCAGGTAGAAGAGGAATAACTTTAGCATCAATAATTACAACAGCCAATAGAATTAAAAATGCAAAAAAATTATCTAAAGAAGGATTACGTCAAGAAGGTTTTAATATTTTGACAGGTGCTATCGGACGTATAGGTGGCACAGCAGATAGTTCGTACGGAGTACCAAACACATTTATAGGTAGAAGTGCAACTAATATAGGAAAAGGTTTAAAGAAAGGTTTAACATTCGCAAAGAAAAGACTATAACATATGACAAGTTTACCAAAACAAACCAATGACAGTTCAGCACCAGTCAAAGATTTCTTTGACAATTATTTCAATGAGCCTTTAAGTTTTCCATCTAATGATGTTGACGCAGTGGTAGGCTTTTTTGAATCAAGAGGTTTTGAAAAAACATCAAGTATAAACACAGCGGCAGTAATTTTAAAACAAGCAAAAATAGACAATGTAAAAGTTTTTGAGTTACTTGATAGTTTAAAAGGTTTAGACAAAGTACAATTAAGTTACATAGTTACAGAAGTTTTAAACAACAGCAGATCATTAACATCATCTCTTGGTTACAAAGTAGAATCACCTACAAACTTATCTGAAAAAAGAAACATAATGGTATAAGCCATGAAAAAATTTGCATCAGGTAGATTCAGTATGAAAAACCCTGACAAATATGTTGGCGGTAGAACTCCTTTGTATAGAAGCAGTTGGGAGTTTGCATTTATGAAATTTTGTGATGAAAGTCCTAGCATCAGCAAATGGGCCAGTGAATCAATAAAAATTCCATATAGACATCCTTTCACAGGACAGTACACAATTTACATTCCAGATTTTTTTATTGCATACGTTGACAAAAACGGAAAACCACACGCAGAAGTAATAGAAATAAAACCTGAAAATCAAACTCTTGTTGAAAAAGCAAAAGGCAGAATGAATCAAGGTCAACTTATTGTCAACAAAGCCAAATGGCAGAGTGCCCAAGCATGGTGTAAGAACAAAGGTTTGCGTTTTAGAATAGTAAACGAAAAAGACCTGTTCCATCAGGGCAAGAGAAGATAATCTAGATAAATACGTACATTATGAAAAGACTAGATATAAGCGATCAAACGGCAATCAGTATGCCAATGAAAAACTTGATAGCCATTGTGTCAGCAGTGGCAGTTGGTGTATGGGCATATTTTGGTGTTATTGAAAGACTGAACAAGTTAGAAACGCAAACAGTTTTGATAGAAAAAGACGTGACTGCTGAAGATGAGAGACTACACAACGAAGTTAAACAAAATACAGAGTTTAGAATAAAATATCCAAGAGGTGAATTAGGTCAAAGTTCCCAGGATATTGAACAATTCATGTTGATTGAGGATCTTTATAAATCAGTGGACAGAATGCAACAGCATCTAGATGACATGGCTAACAACAAAATTAATATTGAGTTCTTAACAAAACAATTAGAGAAGGCTCAAGAAAATATTGAAAA